ATTGATGTCGAGTCGCACATAATCTTCATTCTCCATTGCAAAATCATTTTCAATAATATTTCTTTTGCACCATCTTGAAAACTGTCCTTGTGCAAGTTCTAAAAATGAATATAGTTTTCTGGCAGTAGTCATGCCTTCTTCGTCAATCCCAAGTGCAATCTCGATAGGCGTCTGTTCGTTTGTTACTAAAACTTCATTTCCCATTCTCCATTCCTCCTTATATTGATGGATAAAATAAAAAGAGCCGCCAAGTAAGATAAAAATTCCTCAAAATCGAGAAATATTAATTTCTTCTTAGCGGCTCAAAAAATCAAGACCGTGTGTACTTCTTCATTGAAAAAATTATACCACACAATCAGTCAAAAATCAATATGCTGGGGACGGTTTGAAACGGCTATCTGTATCATTTTGGGCTTTTGTTACTGCTTTCGCAATCTCACTTCCGTCCAGAATAATACTGTTCATAATGTACTGCGGATTCTTGTTCCCGCTGTTCATACTCATTGCCATTGCAACTCCCTGGGCTACTGCTTTTGTCATTTCTTCTTTTGTAAGTCCCATGCTTCCGTCCGAACTGGAAACAATGCTGTCTGCAATCTTCTTCATGGTTCGCGGATTTTCCAGCGGAAGAACGGCTTCGGAACCGGCTTCACCGATACCAATTACCTGTGCGCCATTGAAAAGACCACCTTTGGCGTACCATTCCACATTTGAATTCCATCTCCATTTGTGAGTATTACCCTCTTGCCAGTTAGTATAATTCATTTGCAGATGTGGCGTTTTTATATCAACAGATTCTATTCCACGTTTAAAATCATTCATCGCATTTAGCCCAACAGAATAGAGTCCCGAAAAATTTCCATTAATAGTTTTTCTGATTGAAGAAAAAACTCTTGCAACAGACGACATATTATTTTCGGCATAAGTAAGCATTTTTCCAGTTTCCGTGTCAACTTTGCCAGAAGCCTTTTCCCAAATCTGGTTTGTATTGATCAGAACGGAAGACCAATAGCTTTGAATGGTTGTCATAACCTTTCCCATTACATCTTTGGTATCGGTGTCCATGGTTCCAAGGGCTGTCGATACAGCACTTGCAGAATTTCTCCAATTTGTTTTAGAGTTGGTTTCAACATCATCATTCGTGTTCTTTATCTTCGACCAAATAGAAGGCATTGTGCTTTCTGTGCTTTTTTTCATCCCAGCCATTGCAGTGCTTACTGCAGTGTTAGCAAGTCCAAAACCAGTTTTTGTCTTGGATGATACGGAGCTAGAAGCATTTGCAACAGCGGTAGTAATACCTCCCACTGCTGTTTTCACAGATGTATTCATTCCATCGAAAGAATTCTTTGCACTTGTTTCCATTGTAACAACTGCATCTGGAAAATCTTTTCTGAGTTTTTCATCTAATTCATCTAACGGAACGCCAGCATTTTTTAATGACGTATAAACTGCGTCTAGTGCTTCTTCTGTATTAGCATATGTTCTTCCAGATATTGCACTATCAAGAGCATCTTTAGCAGTTAAGTAGTCTCCACTAAATTGATCAGAGCTAAGACTTAAAAGATAAAGTTCGTCTTTCAAATCAGATATACTGATTTTGGTTGTGTCAAATTTTCCAGCTGATTCAGATACACCATCTCCAAGGGCTACAGCTTTATCAGTCATATCTTCCAAAAATCCAGTTGATACACCCGCCTGTGCGCCGTATTTCTCGAGAATTTTTTTTGCATCTTCGGTTGATACGCCGAATTCTCCAAGTTTCTGAATGAAACTATCGTACATTTCAGAATTTGATTTTCCGGCACTTTCATCTGCTTCAATTAACTTCCAGAGCTCTTCTGCTTGGTCTTGTGTTATTTTATGCGCGCTTTCCATCTCGCCTGTATAATCATGGAGATAACCACCTGTTTGTGATAGAATTCCATTTCCACCTTGCGCAGCTTCTGTAATACTTGCAATTCCTCTTGCGAGTTTAACGGATAATGCCGTTGCGACAAATACAATCCCAGCGGTTCCAAATATAGTACCAAGCGTTGAAGAAAATGAAGATAATCCACCTGTAGCCGCCGTTTCCGCTGCTCCACCAATATCACCGATGATAGTAGGAAGAGAAGACGCGGTATCAAGTGGGAAATTTAAAAGTTTTGAAGCTAGTGAACCTATTCCGCTTGCAAAGGAAAAGATTTTGGTGGCAATATCCTTGGCTATTTTGATCGCAAACAATGTTCCGAATGCAGCACCAACTTGTTTTATAAATTCTGGATCAACTCCACTTAATTTTTCAGCTAGCCAATTAATAGCATTTGCAATACCATTAATTAAATCCGCTCCGATATTAATTATTCCTTCAAGTCCGGTAATCAATGCATCTGCAAATCCCTCTGCAAATGGTTGGAATGCAGACCATAAATTTCCAAGAGCAGTTCCAACAGCATTCCAATCAACCTTATCAATAAAATTCTGTATTGAGGTTTTTACACGGTCAATACTGCTCCAAATCCACTCCCAGTCAACATCAATAACTCCGAAATTATCAAGTGCAAGTACGATTCCACCGATGCCAAGTGCCATTGCTGCATAAGGATGTTTTGCCAATAAAGCAAGTCCTTTTCCTAATGGGCTGTCTTTTCCAATGATTCCACCAATAAAGGTTAGTCCTTTGAATCCAAGGATTGCAATGGAGATTTGTCCAAGTCCCTTTCCAATTGCCTGTGCAGTTTCCGGGCTGATATTCTTTATTGCATCAGCAATTGAATTCAATCCTCCAGGAAGTGTTGTATTAATAAAATTTTCTCCAACATCAAGTAAATCTTTGAAGAAGTCAACAATTCCCTGCCCAACATTTTGTGCGAATGGCGCAAGTGCATCCCAGAAGTTTTTCAATGCCGAATTAAGTTCGTCCCAGTGAATGTTGTTTCCGAAATTTGTTAATGCGTCAACAAGTTCCGGAATTGCACTATTCATTGTCCATGTACCTACCGGCACTAAGAATTTCTCATAGAAATCCATAAGACCAGTCCAAACAAATTTTGTTGGCTTTTGAAGCATTGTAAAGAAACCGGAAAGCGAGCTATTCAGTTTACCCCAATTGATTTTATTTAGTAAATCATTCGTAATATTAAAGAATCGAGGAAGCCCTGAATTGTCAGATAACATCCATAATCCAATTGGTTTCAGATAATTATTCCACAAATCTTTCAGAGCTGTAATAGAGAAGTTTCCAAGCTTGCTAAGACCTTCATCATAAAGTTTCTTGATTGATGCAGTTGTTGGTTTAGCCGCTTTACGAATTTTTTTAAATACAGCTACAATCTGATCAGCGGTATCATTTGCCTTATTATTCATTTCTTCAAAAGCTTTATCCCATGCAGCTTGATACTCTGACAGGGCTTTATCTAATGCAGCATCCAGTTCTGGAAGGTGTGCACTCGCACCGCCTCCACTTCCGGCTCTTCCGGAAGAATTGCTAACTTTTGCATCATTTAATTGATTTAATTCATCAAATGAAAGCACAGAAAGAGTTTTTTGTAATTTCTTCGCATTGTCATTTGTTTTGTCAAGCCCGGAAGCTGCATCTTCTGTACTATCTGCAATACTTCCCATATCAACTGCGGCACTTCCTGTGGAAGCAACATAATCGGACATTTTGATACCCAAAAGTCTTCCAACCCACGAAAAAGCTCTCTGAATTGCAATAACAAAGGCGTTCATATATGGAAGAACCTTTGAGATAATTGGAATGAATAATGAACCGATAGATCTTGAAAGTGCTGCAAAATTAGATTGCAGTAATCTTAATTGGTTTGCCGGCTGATTTATCGTATTAGCCAGGTCACCCCATGCATACTTTGAACTATTCAAGATTGTTATAGTTCTCAGAATAGCCTTGTCCGATTGACTTAAACTTGATACAGTAGCGTCAATTCCAAGATTATAAAGTTCCTGTTGTAAATTTGCCACACGGATATTAATGCCGTACTTGTCAAGAGCCCGGCTCATTCCGGCTATTCCGGATGCCATATCATTCCATACATCGTTGAACTCAAGGTTCTTTACAGAAGCAAGGTCTGCCCCGATTTCTGTTAAAGCTTGTGAAACCTTAGTTGATGCATCTGCTGTTGCCCCCATAGATGATGCCATCTGAGCATAGGTAGCTTGATAATTCATCGTTTGGTTCGGATCAAGTCCGAGGCTCGTGCCTTTTGTTCTAGTCAGATCACCTGCATCTGATACTTCAAATCCAGTCATTTTTTTTGTCAGTTCTTTTGCACGTTTTTCAAAAGAACCCACATATTCCTCTGCGGATTTTACTCCTGCATTCTGCCACTTGCTCACGTCCAATCCGTCTGTAACTTGTTCGAATGCAGAATTGAAATAGTTCAATGTTTCAACATAATCAGATGCAGACTTCACAGAACTCCAAAGCGCTTTAACTCCTCTTGTCACAGTAAAGAATTTTGCATATAATCCGGCAAGCTGTGAAGTCAATGAACCTGTCTTTCTTTTGGTTACAGTTGCAGTATTTCCAAAATTAGCTAATGCAGAGCTTGCAGAGCCAATCATGGAAGATAATTTTCTTCCGGCATTTCCAATCCCATTTGTGGCATTTGATAATCTCGAAAATGAATTCGTAAGAGAATTTGTGGCTTTATTTATTTTCCCACTTGCAGTAGCTAACTGCGCCAAAGCTTCTGTCATTCTTAATGTATTTTCACTGATTTTAGGTGCAGTTTTCATTACATTGAAGAATGACAATACTTCATTTGCTAGTGTTCCGAGCTGTCCAGAAGATTGAGAAATTTTACCACCAGCGCTTGCCAATTGTGCAATTGATTGAATAAACCTATTTACAGAATCAGAAATTCCGTCAACGCCAATAAAGCTTTCTGTGATAAATTTCAAGCTACTTCCCAATGCAGGTAATTCAGCCGATACATTTGCAATATATTCGCCGGAATTGGCTAGTCTAGCCATTGAATTAACAAAACGATTAACACTTGCAGATACATCCGGTATTGCCGATAATCCAGATAACTGAGTGATTATCTCGCCAAGTTTCATAGAATTAAAATTACTAATATCTACCTGGCTAAATCTGCTAATGGAATTAATGATTGCGTTCAAACCGGAAGCTTTATAATTAACATTTCCCATGGCCCTTAAAGAATCTGAAAACTGTTTCATTCCATCGGCAATGCTTGTCATTTGTCCTGCATCAATTTCTTTAAGTTTTCCGGTAACTGCATCTTTAATTCCTGTAGTGTCTACATCCAGAGTGACTTTTACAGTGTTATATTTCAGCTCGGCAACTTTATTGATTGCATTCTGGATGTCAAGAATAATCTTTTCTGTATTGATTTTTACATCAATAGGTAGTTGACCATCAGCACTTTTTAATGCACTGTTAAGACGAGATTTTACTTGTTCTGCTAATTGTCCTGTTGAATCTACTGCCATTCCCCATACTTTGTCAGAGGCTTTGGACGCACTATCTCCGTAAAGTGATTCAATGGAAACTGGCTTAATGGATTCTCTAACTTTCTTTATATTTTCCAGAACGGTAACAAGCTGATCTGCCGCATTAATAGTATCTTTTGGAATTAATGTTGGAAATCTATCTGAAAGCTCTCCCCATGATTTATCGAGAGTGATTCCTTTTGTTGCATCGGTAACAACTTTATTAAGATTATTCTTTAAAAGTTCTGAAAATTCTCCCTTTCCAATATCAGCTTTCAACATATCGGAAACATAGATTTTCTTGTTTTTGAAATAATTGTAAAAATCAACCCATTCCTGTTCTGCACCATCTAAGTAGCTTCCAAGATTGGCTTTTACTACACTCCCGCTTTTGAGAATCGTATTTCCAATTTCTTCAACAATGCTTCCAACATTTCCAGAGATTTCTTTCCCATCAAAAGACTGTGCCATTTCTTTTGCAAGCTCGTTCATTTGAGAACGAACTTTTGAAGCAGCACCGCCTTTTAAGTTAAATGCTTCAATCAATTGCTTTGAAATGGAAGAGGTATCAATTTTAATATCACGTACTGTTTTACCAATCGCGTATTGCAGTTTTTGTGTTTGATCTCCACCCTTAATATCCAAATCAAGACTAATCTTTTGATTCTGAAGATTGCTAAGGTTGATTTTACTAAGTGTGTTTAATTTTGAAATAGCACTATCAAGCCCAGAAGTACGGACATTGCCTAGAGAATTAAAGGCAGACGTAACCCTTCCAAGTTCTCTTGCATAACTACGTAATCCGTTTGTATTAACTCCGCTTAATGCGGAATTAACTTCTGTGAGTTTATTTGAAAGATTAGTCAGCGCACGTACTGCTTTTTCTGTACTACTGCTAATTTGTATATCAAGGGTATCAATGGTATTGTCAGCCATTTTATTTATCCCTCCTTTTTTACAAAAAAATAAAGGGCAGACAAGACTTATTCATCCTGCCTGCCCTTTTCATGGTTAAGCTCAAAGTTCGCCTGCATGAGTTGCAAGCTTGCCAAAAGTGCGTTTCTCTGTTTTTTCTTTTCTTCTTCGGAAAGTATACCTTCCTGTTTTCGCTTTTCTTCCTCTGCTGATTCCAGTAAAGGTTTTTTCAAATACTCTGCTTTGGATTTTTTTCCCATTAAAGCATTTGCAACAGCTGTGAATGTGGCTGATGTTTCATAAATGCCCGCTTGCCAAAGCTCAGTGTCTTTTCTCTTTTGCCGTATCTTTTCAGCTTCGAGATAAGGTTTCAATTCAGCTGGCGTAGAATCCATAAATTCTTCTTTAGATACACCGATAGAGAGGTATAAAGGAAGAATCTCTTGGTAAACAACTTCTCGAAAAGTTAATTTTTCTTTTTGTGATCCTGTGGAAGCTTCGTTGCATTCTTCTCCACTGCCTGTGCTTCTGCTACTGCATTCAGCAGACCGGATAAAAAACCATTTTTCTCCAATTCTTTGTCGAGAAGTTGGTATAAATCAAATCCGCTTTTCGGATTTTCCTCAGTCCCTTCATCTTCGTAATCATCCAAAAGGTCACAGACTTTATTAAGAACAGCTTCTTTTTCAGAATCACTTTCATACCCAAACTCTTCCTTGTGTTTCTTTTGAAGTCCGGCAAGAAGCAGTTCCGGGAGAAGAGAAATCATCTTCTGAAGGCTTCTCTCTTTTCCATCTGTAATCCCCTGTACCTTGTCCAGCACATCTGTTTTTGTAAGAAGTCCATATCCAAATACAACCTTATACTCTTTTCCATGTACATTGAAAGTTACCATTTTATAATCCTCCCATTATTTTTTATAATTCTGATGTAGTTACAACCTTTGTATCGAGTCCTTTGTAATCATTTATGATTAATGATATCGGGATGGTCGCAGCTTCATTTTGACCGATTTCCGGAAGCGGAATTGCTCGTCCTGGTTCAGCAACAATGAAAAATGCTTTTTCGAGATCTGGGAACGCAACTTCGAACCAGGTTGAAAGACTTTTAGCTTTTGCATCTTTAGAGTCTTTAAAAAGTTTTTCGATTGCGGTTATAACGTCGGCGTTCATGTTAAAAGTAACTTCCCATGAGCCACCAGTATCCTGCCTTCCTGCCGCATATTGCGTGAAGTAATCTTCCAATGCGGAAACATCAATCTGTTCAGTGTCAAGACTTATTCCACCAATTGAGCTACATCTTTTTAATTGAGTAAATGTAGTTGGCTTTGTTCCTTTCTCTGTTTCTACGGCATAGTGGAAAGTTACGCCAAGTGTTGTTAAATCTGTCATTTTAATAGGCCCCTTTCTTTAATTTAAGCTTTATGCACGTAACCCTGTGCCGGGAGATAGCGGATCACCGCCTTTCTACTCTTCTTTGTCTGTTTTCAGTTCTGGTAATCCTGCTACAGATGTAAGCAGTGATAAAAAGCCGGAAAGTAAAGACGCGGATAAAACCATTTTCCAGTCAACACTGCCAATTACAGTTGCGGTTCCGATGGTTGCTATTGCTGTTTGTGCGACTGTTTTTACAGCTCTAATTCCTGCTGCTTTCAGCCAAAGTAATTTATCTGCTTTCATTTGGCATTCTCCTTTCATATTTTTGGGTAAAAAAATAGAAGCATTTCTGCTCCTAATCTAATAAAGTTCCTGTATATATTCGGCTGTATCGGCTCACAAGCTTTTTGATTCCGCTGTCACCAAAAAACATAGGTTCCGGGCCATATGTACGACGGAATCCCATGCTCACCATAGCTTTGTGACTTATCTTGTCCAATTCATACAATCTGGTTAATGCTTTACTCCCAGATGTGAAGCAATTTACTTGAAATGATGGCATTGTTGCGCATTCATCCCCTTCAAGGTCACCTCTCGTAATTGGATTTCCAAGCATATAAAGCTGTGCATATGCTTTTTTGCCAGAAGCATTTGTCTCGCTCCCATCCATGGAATAATTGTCTGCGCCAGTAATCTTAGAAACAGCCGCTCCCCACCTTGAAAAAACTTCCAATACAGGGGATTCTATTGTGTCCGGCATATCTGTCACCTCACAATAAAAAATGCGCCCACCTTTATGGTGAACGCATTGCATGTTATGCTACAATTTAACACTGTAATCATAACATAATTGGTTAGTATCATTCAGTATATTATGGTATCTTCTTTAAGAAGAGAATACCTCTTTGGCAATTTTGCGAACAGCAATAATAACGGCTTGTTCTGCGTGATACATAGGCATGTACGCTCTATTTCCATATGAATGGCGTGTTTCTCCACTTCTTTCGTCCGTATACCACCATCCATAAGGTGAAAACGCATGGGTTTGTCCGGGGTATGTACCTACTCCGTATTCAGAACCAGATGGCAGAGGGTAATTGTTTGAACCATATGTGATACCAGCTGAAAATTCAATGAATAACACTTTATCACCAGACAGCCTAACAGATGCACCTGTAATGTCACCGTTCTTATTATAGATTATCTCGGTGTAGTATGAACCTTTCTCTTCGTCCGGGATGGATTCCATTGTGGTCTGAATTACTTGTAATCCCTCTTCGCACAATCTCTTAACAAAAAGCTCGTTCTTTCTTTGTAAATCTTTCTGGTATGCCTTTAATTCATTAATTGCATTACGAATTGATTTCTGTGATAAGGTACACTTTATTTTCTTACCCATCTTCGTTTCCCCTCTTAGAAATTCCATATCTGGCAATATTGCCTTTTTGTGTGTCTAAAATCTTCTTTAGTACATAATCTGGCAATACTGTGGGTTCTCCATCTTTGTTCAAAATAAGGCTTCCATCCTCGCTTATTTGTGGGATTCTGTCTATCCAAAATATATCTGCTTCCTGTGGATGGAAATTTCGATTAAAGCTTGTAATGTATCTGTCATAATCTGGCACTATTCCGGCTGCAATTTCTTCTGGTGTTCCGGCTGTAGATGATACAGAAAAAGAGTATAGAACTGGTTTCTCATAAACTTTAATACGGTCTAATCCTTCTGTTTTTTCTGTTATTCGTGACCAATATACTTTTTGTTTTTGACGGACTAATCCTCTCATGCAGTCATCCTTTCCATTCCAACAGGGGAAACGTATATGAATTGGTTTCCTAAAATATCTCTGGCTGTGCCAATAACAAACTGTCCATAGTCGGACAGAATATTGCATACAAATTCCTCTGCGTCCACCCAATATCGTTTCTTAACCATGCGGTGAAGTTCTGTTAATAGACCGTAGCTGAACATCACGCAATGACCTAATTCATGGATAAATACACGATTTAGAAGTTCGCCATGTAGGTTGTTCGCAATCGAAATTGTCATTGTAGAGTAATCAGATACAGCAAGTGTCCTCTGCCCTGTACGGTCAATCAAAACATTATCATGGGGAGAAACAAAGTGAACTCTCCATAAGTCCCCGTTCATATAGAATTGTTTCAGCATGGTTTCTCACCATCCTTTCTACGAAAAAAGCCCCTGCCGCACTACTGCAACAAGGGCTTAATCAATATTGTAATCATGTCATCTGCTGAACCAAACGGCTCAGGTCAGTTTTCATCTGCTGTCTGAGCGTTGCATCTGCATCCGACCACATTTCCGTAAGGTTACGAATAATATCTGATGTGTATTCTTTCATGGAATCATCCATTTTTCTCTTGGATTCAGAATCCTTAGAATCATGATAGTGCCTACGATTCTCATCGTATCTATCATAGGACTCGCCATATCTGGATTTCTTCCGATTTATGTCACCCATTTCCATATCACTACGGTCTGGATGATATCCCATGCGGTACATGTTGCGCTCAAATTCTGGATTGTTTAAATACTCGTCCATCCAGTCATCGTCTTCCATGTACAGATATGGTCTATAACCTTTTCTAGTTCCCCTACCTTTTGGAGCGAAACGCCCATTTGAATAGCGGTAACGGTCATATCCCATGCGTCCAAGATACTTTTCTTCCTGTTCGCATTCATCCATAGCTTCTACGATTCTGTAATCTTTATCTGCACAAATCGCGCACTTTACGGATTCCATGCAGTCTTTCAGATCGTCCCAGTCTTGAGCACTGAGATTATCAAAGCCATGTGTTTTGGCTTTTTCCATAGCCCATTTTCCCATTTCCATTGCAACTTTATGCATTACAGTGCCCCCTTTCTAACAGCCTGCGTAACAGGTGCTTCTGTCGTTGGGGCTGTACCATTAATTGCTTTCAAATTGTTGCTCGGACTACAAGCCGGATTTCCTAACATCTTGAATACTCCACCAGTTGCACTTGTGGCTACTCTGGTTGCGTATTTTGTTCTTGTTCTGACACCACATGCTGTTACCTGTGCGCAGCAACGATTCTCTAGTGGATACAATGTTGTTCCTGTTCCTATCTGAATCATCACTGGGGCAGTAATTGTGGTTGCATTTGGAATAGACTGTGCTAAAACAATGCAGTATTTTTCTCCATTATTGTAGCTTCCTTCTGGAATAGTAACCACAAGATTTCCACCTGTGAATGCAACTGCAGTAGACAGCACAAGGTGATTACAGAGTTTACAAACATTTTTACAACTCATATTTCTACCTCTCAATCAAAATAAGAGGTGAGCCGCAACCCACCTCTTAGAATTTAGTCAACCTCTAAGGGTGAGTTACTTAGCAACAACCGTTACCATATGTATTACATCCTGCGTATGCATATGGAGCTGGAACCTGGAATGCAGGAATCGGAGCCGGGTTGATTGCATTGATTAATCTCTGAGCTTGTGCGTACATCTCTGTTGTAAGCAATGCAGACTGGCGATCCTGGGATGCAGCACGTTTCAGATCAGAGTTCTCTGCCTGTAATGTTGCAATCTTATCGTTAGTCAGGAAGTCAAGGATTGCTCTTGTGTTGCTGTTCTGGTTTTCCAGAAGGTCTCTGGTGTTGTTGTTCATTGTGTTCTGGAGAGCACAAGTGTTAGTAGCAAGGTTATAATTGATGCCCTGGATGGCTTCTCTTGTTTCGCAGCAACAGTTTGCTAACTGAGACTGTAATGCGTTGGTATTCTGCATACCGGCTACAGTATCAGCATTGATTGCCTGCTGAACGCCGTTGAAGCCTTGAAGCATTCCGACATTCATACCATTAAAGCCACTCTGCATGGTATTGTTAAGAGAATATGTGCTGTCACAGATACCCTGCTGAATACCTCTGATACCATTCTGAATATCATTAAGGGCGAATTCCTCATTAATATCTGAACGGGTAGCCCATCCTTGGAAACCTGCACCATTTGTACCGTTTCCACCATTGCCACCCCAGCCGCCAAAGCCGCCGAAACCGCCCCAGCCAAAGATAAGCAATATTATAATCCACCATGCCCAGCCACCGCCAAAGCCATAGCCTTCATCGGCACGGTTATTAGAGCCGCTTAATACAGCGACATCGCTTGCTGATAATCCACCATTCATCATAGCGATTACCTCCTTATTGATTTTTGTAATTTATACAAAATCAAAAGACCGCGGCTCTTTTAATTATTGTAGCGAATTTATTTTATTCCAAACTGGTTCTTAACCTGCGACAGTATATCGTCTGGATTAATATTTCTTTCTTTACAAAGATTTCTTGCAAGTTTTTCAATTCCTGCATTATCACCTTTTTCCATCATGTTAATTGCATTGTCAATTACAGGATTATTTCCAGATTGCTGTTTCATCATATTGATTATGGCTTGTTGAGGATTCCCTCCACCACGTATCATCTGCATAAGTTGCATTGGATTCATCATCTCTGTTTACCTCCATTCTGCTTGGGTTCCGATGTTCCAGACATTTGTGTCGGGAACATACTCTTTATTTCGGAAATCTCAGAACAAACATCGTTCCGAAGCTGATTAAACATAGCTTCTATGTCAATCGGTTTTTCTTCTGCCTTTGGTTGCTGTTGTTCTTCCGGATTTATAAGTCGATAAACAAAAATTCTACTTCTTCCATCTGCCTGTAATTGTTTTCTATATATTTCTGTTCCATCTGTTTTTGGATAATAAACAGGATTACCGGACATATCTACATCTTTTGCCTTTACAGTATCAATGCCATCTACCATCTGTCCTTGCAACATGGGGATTTGTGGCACTTGTGGCATTGGTTGTTGAATTTGTGCCTGTCCGTATGGCATTGCCTGCTGATAACTATTCTGTAATTGTGCTAATCTATCTTGATACGGCTGTATTTGTTGAAATGGTTGCGCAAAATACGGATTACCATACTGCATATCTCAAACCTCCCTTGTTTTTATAACTATATTTTACAATAATAAGAGGTTGATTAACACGCCATGATAACGCCATAAATACGCCACATATACGCCATTTTCTATGAATACAAAGAAAAGCCCCGACAATACATCGGGGCAACTTTCATAATTTTCTTCTTTAATTTTCTGTTTATGCGGTCTACGGTTCTTGGGCTGTAGCCCATGATTTCTGAAGCTTCTGCAAGTGTTTTTTCTTCGTAAACACGCAATCGGAATAACTCTTTTTCTCTGGAATCAAATCCAGCTTCACGCAAATAGAAGATTCTTTCATCTTCCGAAAAGTCTTTATAATCATCCATTCCACCGTCCTCCCTGTTAGTGGAATCAATATTTACACCGGGAAAATGCCTTTAAGGGCAAACCCTAAAACAATACCAATTATGCCAGTTATAACATAAGCAATGATTTTGTCCTGTAATTTTCCTGGCTTTTCCATGAGTGATTTTAAATTGTCGTTCATTTCGTCAACTGTATCTTTAATGTGTCCCAGATCATTGTTATATAAAGCAATTTTCTGTTCCAGCGCATTGATACGCTCAAAAAAAACTCCATCCCTTTTGGAATGCTTTTCTTTCATCTCATGGACGGCACTTTCCAATTCTTTCAAGCGGTGTTCGTTGACGCACTCGTGTTCACATCCCATCGCTGTTCCTTTCCATCACTCCCATTTTTTAAGATATTGCTTCTACCCACCTAATTTGAAGCACCCCTGCGATACGTGGGAGGATTGACGTATCACGCACACACCATCTTAGAATCCGATAAATGGAAAAACACCATGATTCACATAGATTTCAGTTTCAGAATTCCAATTTCTATTTACAGAAGATTCGGAATGTGATCCTTGAAACTCAGCTCCCTGTTTCACCAGAAAGAAGAGAGCCAAATCAAATATGCAATCATAGCAGTTTTCCATATCGGAATTTATTTTCTCATCACTGTAAGACGAAGGATAATTCCTTTTCTTCTTAAATGAACGAATAGCCCTCTCTGCTGAAAGAGGAATCATCCTCGCTGTTTCTGCATCATCTTCAAGATAATTTGTCAAATCCTCTATAAGCTGTTCGTCCATTTAATCACCTTACCTTTGCTGAGATAAAATCTCTGATATTATTCCAGCCTTATTAGTTGCTGTCAGGGCATAGCCGTTATCACTTGCAAGTTGTCTTAACTGTGATACAGTCATATTAGACAACTCGCTTTCTGTATACTTATGTGTCGATTCGTCATAAACACTCGCTACAGATGGTGACTGGCTGTTTTCATCGAGACTATGCCCGGTTATTCCCCCGCCTTGGTACCGATAACGATACCGCCGTTAGCTTTTGGTGCAACAGGGACGAACATACCGGATGCTTTTGTCCATACTGCAACTGGGTCTGGTGTAGCCCACATGGAAAGAGTTACGAAAGAACGGTTCTCTTCCTGTATAAACTGTCTGTATTCAAGCTCTTCTGGTGTCACACCCCAGAGGCCAACACCGAAAGAACCGTTAGCATCTGCTTCATACAGAGTAAATACATCCTCTTTGAGGTATCTGGCTGTTTTCAGGGTTCCATCTGCTTTTCTGAAATTAAAGTTCTCATCACAACGATCAATTGTGATTCCATATTCCTGCATAAGCAGATTGGCAAGCTCCTGCTTTGTGAGAAGCCTTTTATTTGCAGCACCCAGAACAGCTGTCTGCATTGCAGTGTTGTTCCGCATGTAGTTAATCATTTTAAGAGAAGTAACAGCTTTGTTTACTACATAGCCATTGCCTTCTGCTACAGCTACCATTTTCTGGATATCGCCCATGATATCTGCATCTGGCTTAGACCAATCAGTAAGCGTTACTTTTGCACTTGCTGGAACGCCATAGTCAATTCCCATGTCAACATGGTTCTCTTTGATTGTTACAGCGCCGGTGGAAAGGAACTGTCCTTTCATAACATTTGCTCTTGTAACAACGCCCTCGAACAGTCTGGCTGCATCATCAAATACAAAGTTTTTCAGTGCTTCATTATCCGGCACACCGTTTTCAATTGCCTGCCGTAAGTTTTCGGACTGATTGATTTTTCTCTTAATGAAGAGTTTTTCAGTCAGGACTTTTTCAAATCCAGGTCTTGTGCCGATTTCTGCTTCGCTATCAAGAGCGTGGACGAATGCAACTTCCGGGAGATTCTGTCCAGCCATAAGTCTGTAATACTCTGCTTTCAGATACTGGGTTTTTGTATCTGGGAAAATGGTATCGAGGATACCTGGTCTTTTAACGCTGAAATTCTGAGAGAAATTAAGTCTTTCTTCTTGGGTAATTGATTCCAAAATATTAAATGGCATTTGTCATACCTCCTTAAAATACTGGGTCTTCTGTGACTACAAAAAAAATTCCGGATTTTTCAAGCTCTGTTTTTGCAGTAGTGTCAACTGTTACTGGAAGTCTCTTTTCAAGAACACGTCCTGAGACAATCACAGAAATTGGTCTCTTGGTATCATCTGTCATATCAACATCTTCAAATACAATGCCGATTGCGCCTGTCGCATTTGTTGGATATACGGAACCTGCTTTGATAATTTTCTTAGTTCCAACTGTTTCAGCATTTGTCTGGTCTGCTGTGTAGGTTTTGAGTACAAGTCCGACCTCAGATTCAAGAATATTTGGAGTGGACTCATACTGCTCTGTTTTCATAAAAGCCATTATTTATATCTCCTTTACTTAAATATTTACAGGGGCGTTACCGTCCACTGATTTAGTTTCCTGGTTCTTTTTTGCTGAGTAAGCTTTTGCAAATTCAGCAGCATCACTTTTTACTGTAGCTTTCCCACCGCTACCACCGCCCGGATTCGGAGTGTTTTCCAATGCTTCCTTCTCCCAAGCTGCTTTTGCGGTATCAAGTGCTGTTTTATTTGCTTCGGAAACTCCCTTAACAAAAGTTTCGACTTCTTTCATTGCATCTTCTGGTTTCTCATACGGTGCAGATGCGTATGCTTTAATAGCACTCGCGTATGTTTCGGTTGAAAGTCCTGCATTTGCGAACATAGAAGTAATTTCACTGGTAAGGGCTTTTTTGTTGGATTCTGCAAGCGCAGCTTTCAAATCAGCTAACTCCTTATCCACTGCTTCCTTTTCTTTCTTGCGTTCAGCTTCTAGCCGTTCTGCTTCGGTCATATTCTGCTTTTTCAACTCTTCCAACTCTTTTTCCAGGGAATCTGCTTTTTCAGCTTTTTCCTTCAGAGAAACATTTTTGTCTTTCTCTTTCTTAGTTTCAGCAGAAATAGAATCAAGAAGCTTAGAAACCTGTTCCTCGGAAGGTTCTGCAACTCCCATACCGATAAGTGCCTGTTTTGCCTGTTCTCTTGTCATTGAAATCTCCTTTCTTCCAGTCCAATACGCTTTTTCAACACGGTTCGCTCCGCACATGGTCTGTACCCGATTTACGCTCACGGGCTGTTGCAATTTATTTGATTTTGTGTATTAAAAAAGAAGCCTTAGATTTCTCTAAAACTCCTTAAATAATCGAAATTTGGTTCATTCTTCGTTAGATGGAGAATTTGCCATTGGTTCTGTTTTGGACGGATTTTGAAACTTTCCGTCAAGTAATTGCTGTGCTTTCTGCATTTCCGCTTCCGGGTCTGCCAGTTCCGGGTAAATAGTTCCCAGATACGGTAAACTCATTTCGTAGACTTTCTGCGGATCACTAAATAGCCCACAAGTAATCAGTGCAATAAGCGGATGAATTTTATTTTTGAACAGATAATCAAGTGCTTGTGCTTTTACAAGCATATTGTCTGTTGGGTTTCTGGTTATCTTTACATCAAAATCTCTGGTTGAGATATTAACATCATTTGATGTACCACGGATAATATTCAGAATGATTCTAGCAGATTCCTTTTCAGCTTCCTTGGTGAATGCTTCTACCAATTTTGCATCTCTTTCTGCGAAGTCCCATCCATTACGAAGGTATACAGCATTTCCTGTATCCCCTCCGCTATTGCTTTGGCGGTTTGGCATTGCTTCCACAATCAGCATGTTATTGTAGATATCATCCTTTGCAACCTGGCTCTCTGATTGATTCAATTCAGCGGTCATCAGTTCAACATCCGACTGACAGCCATTTCCAGTATCTTTAACAGAGATGGCGCCAAGTTTTACCATTTCCAAAAACTCGTTTTTATCTACCTCGCAGTTCTTGAACTTCATAAAGGATTGCACAAACTGTTCAACGCCATTTAATCTATCAGACTGGTATTTGTTGATTGCATCAAATAATGTGATTGCAATTTCAACGTCCGAAAGCCTGTCATGATTATTCGGGCATTCAACAATAGGAATCCCACCAAAACCGTTGATGCCATATTCGGTTACTTTTCCATTCGTGATTTTGAAAAACTGGTTCTTTGAATAGCATAAGTAGTATTGTTGCTCATCTTCATCCTTCAAAATCTGAACGGACAGCATTGGTTTTCCGTTCCTCTGCGAATATACAATGTAACAATCACCAGGATACGGAATAAAGATTCTAAACGGCGGTAAATCTCCGTTTTCTGTCCAGTCCTCTTCTTTCAGAATAGCCTTATAAGAAGTTCCTGTTGCACTTTGGTATATTGCTCTCTGGATGTTTCTTGCATCTGCATTGGCTTCATCCAGATAATCATTCAGCAAATCAACTTGCTCATTTATTTTTTTGTCTGCATTTTTCTTTTTACATACATATTGGATTGGTTCCCCGCAAATCTGTCCAGCTTTAAATTTTACAGTTTCAAATGCGTGATTTTCAACCACTCTGTTATTGACTTCTGGACGGACTATTTTGTTTCGGTATAATATCGGCTGATCGCCTTTCATGTACCGATACAAGTAATCAATCAATGTTCGATTTCTATTATGTATGCCAATTGTATCTGATACTACTTTTACTACATTTTGCGGAGTGATTCGGTCAACGCCTGTGTAGGCTACTTTTCGCCCGAAATCACCTCGGCATAAATCTACAAAATTCATTGTATTTCTCAAAGCCGAACCATCCTTTCTACAAAATAAAAAGCACTGGATGTTTTAATCCAATGCTCTACTTTATATTCTACACATATTAAAAGTATCTTTCAGTATACTTCGGTATCATCTTTCGAAACCTTTTATCTTTTTTATTTCTGCTATGGCTTTTAAATGCTTTTTTTTAATGTGAATCTCTGAATAACCCATCTCATCTGCAATGCGAACCAAAGATTTGTACTCAACATAGTGCTTAAATAATATGTCATATAGTAATGGGTCTTCAACCTGTTCTATAGTTCGGACTATTTCTTGTCTTTTTTGTAAAAATTCAGATATCATTTCTGAAATCTCTTCTCGCAGATCAAATATCTTCGCAATCATGTCTCCCATCGGATCACGTTTTACAGAAGTTTGCACCTTTTCCCCAACTGGAATTGCAGATACACTTGTGGAAAGAGAACTGAGCTGTTCTTCTTCGATAAGCTTGTTTTTGATTCTGTTATCATAATTTTCAATTTGTCGTAAATATTGAGCTGTAGTCATCATACTCTATCTCCTTCCCCACATAAAATTTTTGGTTGCTTTTACTTCTGCAAATCTTTTGCCGGCAAGCGTTATTGCAAGCTGCGTAACTCCATCGGCAGCGTCATCATGTTCATTATCACCAATATAGACGAATGTAGTTAATTCATCCATAGCCTTTTGATACTGTTTATTTTGATATTTCGGAGCCAAAAATATAAAATTTTGCTTAACATCCCCGGAATACTGATTTATTTTTTCTTTTTTTGCTTGTTTTGAAGGTGCTTTTGTACTGGTCGTGCTGCAAGCGTATTTATGTTCTTTCAACCGTTCATTTACATAATAGGCATACATATCGCCACCATTATTTGCTTCAAAATTGATGGATTGAATATTATTACCCATGATTCTTCCAACAACTAATGGCAATGTTCCTTCTTTTGGTGCCGTGCTGAAAATCCAGTCATAAATATACACATCTCCATTTTCGTATTCTGCGCCCACTGGCATTGATAAGCTATCACCGCCACCCCACGCAACATCACAGGCAGAAACATTTTTAACAAATCCACCTTCTGGAAGAACGCCGTTATAATATCTCAATTCGTCAGCTGCAAACACAATTCCTTCACGTAAGAAGGGCTTTTGCTGATATTTGGCTTCCCATTCGTTAGCGTCTAATCTAGCTTTCATATCGACATAATATTTTGTTGAAAATCCAACGCCATACTCATAATCGAAATTCGATTTACCCTCATCATTCAAAGCTGGAATTTTTCTAAACCGATACATTGGATTATCGTGATTTAGCTTCTCGATTTTTCCGAGAGGGTCATATAAATTCCATCTGGTTCCAACCATAAGCTCCCTTGCGCCGTCAATCTTACGGTCAACCATCTTATTCAGATATTCTTGATATGTATTTTCTAATCGGGTGGGGCTTAATGAATGTTGTCTATCTCTTACAAGGTCATCCACATACAAATAACCATCGGAAGAAATATCAACGGCACCTGTCCAAGTACCTTCAATACCACGGCAAGTCATTGTTGCAAATCTATCTGGCTTGTCCAGGTTTATTTCAAAATCATCAGCACTCTGTTTTTGAAGTTTCGACTGTGGAAAAATTTCACTATAGTTGTATTCCTGTGTATTAATGAGATTAAGAAGTTCTCCGTAAAATCCTTTTGCCAGTTTTCCAGAATGACCACCCATGGCACTATGGCTATTTGGTCTTTTACCCATTATCCATGACATAAAGAAAATACACATAGTAGATTTTCCAACACGGCTTGGGAGTGATAAGCCGTAAAACTCTATCTTTCTTTCTTCCAAATCTTGTAGGTCTTTGGCTACCACATGTAGTGTTTTTTTTCGTGGAATATAAAATTTCTTGCTGTCCGGTCTATTTTTCTCCATATAAAGCAAGTAACTTTCAAATAAATGTGGTGCTTCCAGTAGCAAATACTGCCAATAGATATCGTCAAAATTACCACTTCCAGTTAATGCAGCACACTTCTCTGCTATGTTATGTGAGTATTGACTTACTTTCATAGCCATTTTCCGTGCTTCTTGATTCTCGTTGAAAGGAAGGTCAATATTCATATTTAAGAGCAAATCAAGGCAATCTTTTTGATTTTGATAGATTGTCATGTCACTACTGATAATCTGATTTAGGACTGTCCGATACCATTCGAGCGAGCCTTCTGTAATTTTTCCCATAAAAATAGAGCCAGACCTCCTTTCTTTTTAGGATTTAGTCTGGCTCTCATGTGGCTCTCTTGACTGGTTTACTTATTATTCAGCATTCTCATCAGCTGTCATATCTCTTGTATCTACGATTGTAGAAGTGTTACCTCCTTGAATCTTTGGTACTTCACCATTCCATTTATCAATTTTCTGTTTTTCAATCAGTTCGGGAGTAAGAGATTCTGCGATTTTTCTATTTGCTTCTGCTTCAGCTTCTGCTTTAATCTTAATAGCTTCAGCTTTACCTTCTGCATCAATTTTGGCCTGTTCCGCTTGGATAGATGCTTTCTCCTTTTCCTGTTCAGCAGCAATCAGTGCAACTTCTTTATCTTTATCAGCTTGTACTTTTGCTGTTTTAGCTTCAATGTTAGCAAGTTCAAGCTCCTGTTGAGCGTTCACTTTCTTCTGAATTGCAGCCTGTGTTTCATCATCAGTGGAAATGGAAGTAAAGTTTACTGTATCAATAATAATTCCGTATGGCTCAAACTTCTGCTTAAGATATTCGTCAAGTGCTTCATTCAGTTCCTGGCGTTTATCACCGAAAACATCTGTTACTGGATACTTTGCTGTTACTTCCTGCGTCCACGCTTTCATCTTAGGCTTGATAAAGGTGTTTTTTACGGATTCTCCTGATTGACCTTTGAACTGAGTAAACACATCGGTAACTCTATTTTGATCGAATTTATAAGAAAATTCAAGGTCAACTTGAAGCGATTTACCATCTGCTGTTGGTGTCTTGAAGCTTTCATCTTTTGGAGAATCGCCCTTATCCTCAGATGTAAGATAAGACTGCTCGATTCCAACGGAATACAGTGAAGTTTTTACTGTAGGTGAAATCAAATGCCATCCTTGTGTAAGTACATTCTTAGAGATTCCTCCGTTCATTTTGTACTCTACCGCAATGTAACCAGCCGGAACTCTCACACTGCACTTTGCAACACATATAAGTCCTGCAATGATTACAACAGCTAATCCAATTCCACCTAAAAGTCCTTTTTTCATTTATTATCCTCCTCTTTTTGACTTTCGTCTTTATTTAACTCATCAATAGCATTTCTGCCAATGTGGTTCAATAATTTACCTAGTGGCTGAAATAATTTGTAAAGCAGGAACCATACTACTGCCGCTCCGCATACCACTAGAAATATAAATACTGGGTTCATTCAATCACCTAACCTTCTGCAAATTTCAATAAAATCTGGCTTACTAAGTTCTTTCAGCTTGTTAGCATATTTTGGAAATTCATGTGTATATATCGGATGACCTAAAAGTTTTTCTGCGTATTCGTATGCAAGTTTTCGGTCATCCCCTGTAAGCATACAAATTCCTGTATAGGTTTCAATTACTACGGCTTCTTGTTTTGTCATACATATCCTCACTTGATAAAATCATCTTTTTAATTCCGTAAAAATATTTTCAATTACTTTCCACTCTGCGAATACTGCCATTGTTAATAATGGTATTGCTGAAAGTCCCCAATTATTTTCAATCATCATTTGTATTGTAGCTATTAAATAATCTGCTACCCACTTGAATATAATAAAATTAGTGATTATCCAACATATCTTTCTGATTTTATTCATACATTCACCTCAAACTCTTTCTTACAGTTGCTTCCCTTGCATTTTAATTTAAGATGCTGAATCTTCGTGTTTGGGCTAATCAAAAGCGCTTTCTTTTGGCAAAAAGGGCAACAGGCGTATTTCGTTCCGTTAATATTTCGTATCAATGCCTGTCCATTCCACGGTTCTGGTGGGTTCATGTATTCAGAAAAATCTATTCCTTCGGATTCTAATGCTGATTTAATGCTCATTAAAAATCTCCTTAAATTTTCTTCCGATTAAAACCATTGTCTTGATTTCCCCAATATGGATATTGCTGTAAACTTTTTCTCATATAATCGCATGGATGTGCTTTTGCAAAGTCAACAATTTCTTTGTGAGGTGTCTGTTGCATCTTCGCCCTCCGTTCTGGACAACCTTTTGTTTCTACGCCCATGTAACTTCAACCCATGAATCTTTCTCAGATTTGCATATCTGTCAATTATTACGTCAATCGTTGTGTAAAGCTGATTGATTGTGATGCAATCATCCTGATGCTGTCTGAGATATTTTGTGATTTCTGCATTATCATAAGATGACATATCTGCCTTTTCGCTCGCCTGCCTTTTTAAGTTATTGTTGTAATCGCACATTTTATCAAGTTCAGCCTGAAGATCGTTGATTTTATCATTTTTATCTAAAATTTCATGTTGTTTCTTCTCGCATTCATCAGATAACCGAACAACTTCATTTTTTAGCTGATCTACAGTCCAATTCTTTAAATCTTCAATTCTCATGGCATTCTCCTCAAATCTTAGTAAATGTTTCCATATCGTAGTTATCCCGAATATAATCCACACACTCTTGCAATTTTTCTCTCAAAAATGCATCCTTTGCAATATCTGGGTAAAGCGCATATAACAAGCAGCTTCCATCTTTCCCTTCTTTCTGAAACTTTCTCCAATTGAACATCATTATGAATAGTGGAATTTTCGTAAAATTATCTGTTTTTCTTTTGAGCCAGAAATTAGAAAGTTTTTTAATCATTTCAATCCGATCCTATCTTGTAGACCACGTAATTATTTTGTTCTTACACTGCGGACATATGATGTATTTCTGATTACGTCCGTATCCAGATGGCATATTTGTGACGAACGCTTTTTCTATGTACTCTTCTTTCACGTCTTCGTTTTCATCATAACTCAATAGCGCACCACACTTATCACAAGTTGTTTCTTTTTTTGTTCCCGGTTTTAATATTTTAATCATGTTTTTCCTCCCTCTTCTGTCTATGCTTCATTTGGCATTCAATCATCTTTGCTACATTTTCACGTTCCTGTTTTATTCCATGTCCCTGTCGGAATAACTCACATTCAAGAATATTTCCGCAGTGTGAGCATTCATCTTTTATTTCTTTCCCGTATGCCTCAATCATTTTCATCACCACAGTAAATCAGTAAGTAATTTGCAAGTTTTCTAAGATCATTTTTCCCATACAGACGAATTCCATCTTTCAATCCTCTGTCAATCAGCCAATCAGCTAACTTTATTGGTTCTACAGGTGGCTCATCTTGGGATTTTTCTATCCTAAAATCATCGATTAAACCACCTCTATTTATAAGTTCAGAAAGTTCACTCATCGGTACTATGCCTCCTTGTTTTCCATCTTCTTTTCCTTCCAAAACTCACAACAGCACTCTGGTTCCGTAAAGTCTGCGCAATATTCGCTATCGCCATTGAAACAAACCCATGTGAAGTCATCATGTTTTCTGCAATTCTTACAACATTTTTCTTTCATAAATTACCTCGATTTAGAAAAATCCAGTGTGCCGACTTGAACGGCATAAATCTCCCAACGAGAAACACTGGAACTTTAAGGGGGAAAATGCAACTTCTGGCAATGGCAATTTGCCAGATAGAAACAACAGGAATCGAACCTGTGTCACATGATATTCAATATCATTGCTCTACCACTGAGCTATGTTTCATATCCCGCCTGTCACGGACAGTTCTTTTCAAAGGAACTGGGATGGGTTTCACTTTTGCTTCATTCTACAGTAATACAAGCGTATCTTTCTGAATTGATCGTGTTCTCCATAGCTTCAATCGGATTATATCCAAGATTCTGCAATACCTGTTTGAATACTGTTACCGACTGACCGCTTGCAAGTTGCACGCCTTTTCTTGTAGCATCTGCATGGAATACGTCATGTCTGCTGTTTACATTCCAGAAGATAACGTTTGGAATAACGTATCCGGCTTTATGGAACTTGTTTGCCATCTTATCATAAAACGACCAATTGCGATTTCCACAATAATCAATTTCCATATCAGAAATTACGACAATAGCTTTTGGCATTTCTTCCTGTGAAATATTATTTTTTTCTGCTATATCAAGCACCTTTTCAAATGCAGCTTTAAGGTCTGTACTATTGCCCCAATCAGCCCTTTTAGCATTATTGATTTTCTGTGAAAGGGTTTCACCCTTTAAAACAACTGTTTCTGGATTGCTCGAAAATGTCATAAACAAATTGTGGTATGCCCCAACATTTCTTTCGGCAAAGTATATTGCCAATCCGATTGATGTTGCCATTGGTCTTCCATACATTGAACCGGATACATCAGCCATAATCAAAGCGTTTGTTCCCTGTTCTATGTAATTTGGGAGTGCTTTCCATTGTGCTTCAAGAACTTTATTGTTCTCTCGTCCGTAAAGGATTTTTTCCACGATGTCATAAGGATACAAAGTTGAAGCGTTGATTTTAACTTCTCCTTTATCAGCCTTATTAATAAAATCATTAAATCCATCTGGATCATGTTTTGCAAAAGCCTTGCGATAAATCATCATTGCACGGCTCGGAACTTCTGGATATTTAATCTCATTCCATTTACCGGCAGACATAAGGCTTTCAACAACACCGATCTGTTTTCTCATGCTACGAACAATTCTCTTAAAGTTGTAGACTGGATAACCCAACTTCTGTGCAGTCAAGATTCCTAACTTCCTAGTTTCTCTGCTACTTGCATCAGCAGTCTTAATCCATTTAGCAAGTAAAGAAATCGCTTTTCCATCATTGAGATTTTTCAAATCTTCCTCAAATTGTTTCTTCATAGATTTCCACATGTCATCTTCAAGTGGTGTTTCAATCAGTTCATACAGATCATCGTATCTCCCGAATACTCCAATCAAATCAAGATTCGGTCTGAGTGCTTCTGGATGATGTTCAGCCATGTAACGGATAATGGTTCGAAAAGTTTTTCTCTCTCCAAGCCCACAACGAATATCTCTTGCATAAAAAACAATCTTTGTGGCAAAAAGTTTATCTTGTGCAAATGCTTCTGAGAATAAAGTGGTGATTCTATTTTCATCAGCTTCTCTCAATGCACCAATAGTTCCGAACAGGTCAAGTCTTGCATCGCTTGTAGTATTCAGTGCAACTGCTCCGTTTTCGGTTCTTGTAAACTTGCTTTCTTGTTTCATTGCGTTTGCAAAATCCATGTTTTTTCTCCTTTCAGGACACGAAAAATATAAAATATACGAATTAGATTTTATTTAAGTGAGTTGCTGTAAGCGTCCCATAAATTTCATGATGCTTTTAGGTTTCATAATTAACAGTTATGCCCAAAATGATTGCTGTAAGCATCACATAATTGCCCCGACAGGATTTGAACCTATAAAATTATTTGCAGTGAAGAACACAGACATGTTCCGTCGGTTTTCCGTAACCGATAACCGGGGCAGTGACGAGAGATGGATTCGAACCACCAACCTATGCCTTGTAATGGAGTAAATTGCTGTTATAGTCACAAACATGACTAATATTCTCATTGCTCTGTCCAATTGAGCTACCTCGTCTAAAAACCAACAATAGCTATGCTAAAGTAAGATATCCTATCTACACCTGGTAGATGGAATTGCAGGAGACGGATTCGAACCGCCGTTCTCAAGGATATGAGCCTTGCGAGATTCCACTTCTCTATCCTGCCGGAACCCGGAAAAACCGGGTTAGCAATAGGTTTATCGTGTTATGCTTTCCACTATCTACAAGTTTTAGTGCTGTAGATTCACTGGATATTTTTATGCGTCTTTGGACGGTATCTCTTGAAAACTCCTTTTATTAACGTGCGCTGCGTTAATATTTTTAACTCAGAGATATACCAGCCGGGAAATCAGATCCATTTAAGCTACGCCGTATCGCACCTAAATTCACCTAATCCACACGCTCAACTGGAAGTTTTTTCCACCCATATTACGGATGAATGGCATTTAGAAGAAATAGAAGCTCTGGGATTCGAACCCAGGACTTACGACTTATGAGGCCGTTGCTCTTACCGCTGAACTAAGCTTCCTAAGATACCGAATTATTTGACCGCCATGACAAACAATCCGGCACTGTTGCAGTTCTTGACCACCAACCGCAACAAAGGTTTTCTGAAACGCTTTTAGATTTCAGAAAAGAGTGTTATAAAATGAACTTGCGGCGTTAGCAAAACCGCAAACTGGGCTAACTGGATTCGAACCAGCAAATATAGCAGTCAAAGTGCTGTGCCTTAACCGTTTGGCGATAGCCCATCAACCCCGGCGCACCATTAAAACCGGGGAAGTCGTGATATTAAGCTAAACAAGTATATAAACTTTCCGCTCTTACTGATTACTCTTTTCCAGGAGGGAAATTTTCTTTTTCTAAATATTCAATAATTCCTGGCGTATTCATCAATAAGAGCTTCCGCTACTCTGGATGCCTCGACTTATCACTTTCATAGGCTTTTCCGAGCCTACATGGATTAAGCCGAAGTGGTGCTTTTATGAATTTAACCCTTTCGATTAACTCAATCGGGATAATTCCAATTGGAATTGGTAAATACATTTGTCACCTCGTGCAAATTAAGAAAATATTCAGTGCAAAACATATTTCTAAACAAATACAGAATAAAATCTGTATTACGCTTGTCTTTCCTTCTTCGTCCAGTATTGCTAAAGTGCCGGCTAGAACCAGAACAAAAAATGCAAGATTTACAGCTGTTCCGATTACATTAAGTGCATTCATTGTCTTTTTCCTCCCCGATTAAGAAGTCCAGAATTTTTTCTGCAATCTCTTCCTCTGGCTCAAATGGCATTCCACAGTAATTGTAGGATTCTAAAGCCGATTTTAGGCTTGATTTGAAACCATTGTAAATTTCTCCATGCTGTAACAGTTCGTGCCTTAAAACACAAATTGCATCAGTAATTGATTGAGAAGTGACACTAATTTTTGCCAAGCACTCCATTTCAATGTCTGGAATAGCCATCATTTTAAATTCAACCACTGGTATTTCATCTACTGCGGTATGAAAATTTACTGATTTCACTCTTGGAACTTCATTTCCATCAATAAAGCATTTTGTACCAAGCCAATCATAAGGGTTGGGGTTTGTGATTTTCACTATCGGCATCTTTGTACCCCTTTCTTTTAGTTTCACAGTAGAGAAGAAGGTGTTTCGCAATCTCTTCCAACTGTAGAATGTCGTATTTTGGAATTTCCCATGTTTTATGCTCCAATAACGGAGACAGTGGAATTTTCTCAGTCGGTAGTTCGTTAGTTACTGTGGCATTGATAAGCATAGAGGCTACATCAATGGGAGATTCGGGAATACTATCCTTGTTATCACTTATTGGTGCGTATAGCATGGATAACTTTTTCCATTCTCCGTTTTCCTTTGAAAATACTTCTCCGTTTTGTACTTTAAGTTTTCTAATAGCTTCTCTTGGAATATCTTCTTCTTTTTCACATTTACGAACATCATTCTCAATGATGTATAAAAAACAATTCATCCTTCTTCCACCTCCCCGAAATATTTTTTGTAAAGCTTATGGTTGTAATACCACAGATGTTGCATCACAAAAATTTTATCAATACATTCCAGCTCATAATACATCACTCTGTACTCAGCGGTTCTGTCTCCGTTTTCATCAACACTATAACCAGCTAATTCAGATTTTGATTTTGCGCCAAACCACCTACCGTTCTTTGTAACAAACAAAGAAATATTTCCATATTCACAAACATATGTGGCAGTTTGAGTATCATACAATCTGCCATCAGCTAATATTGCTTTTGCGTGAATTGGCCTCACCAGTTTCCGAATTGCCGGGGATTCCTGTCCGACATTTTCATATGCTTGGTTTGTTTCCGAAACGCCTTTTTTATTTTTTGAGAAAAATTTAAGCACGCCTTTTCCTCCCGAAATATTCATTAACTGCCTGTCTCACAATATCCGATACGCTCCTGTCTGTTCGGTTCTTCTCTTCCAGGAGCCTTTTTCTCTGTTTTTCGGAAAATCGGATGCGGATGGATTCGGATTGTGGGTTATACTTTTTCATAGGTAGTATCCATCTCTACGGAAAGAATCGGTTTGTCATCGGCTTTAGCCAGAAGCGTAATACCTTTCCCATTCTCCCAAGATGATGTCATGAGTTGAATATTTGAATTTCCGGTTTCATTACAAATATTCAAAAGCTGTTGTGCTATATCCATCAACTTTGACCGAAGGTATCCGTCATTGCTTACTATTTTTTCCATCTTGTGCCTACCTTTCTGCGAATGTTATCAGTTATCACAAATCGTTTATTGCCTTTAATTTCTGATTAGCAATTTCGACCTGAGAAGCAAGTACGCTACGTGTCACATCTCTTATAAACGATTGTTCTAGTGTCATGCTTTCACTGTAAAACAACGTCGGAGCTGTGAGTACATAGATTTCAATATCCAAATTACAAAGCTGTCTCCATATTTCTTCGATTTCATTCTTGGTATTTCCAATATCATCAACTCCGCAAATAATTAACGAATCACCCTTTTTCATGTTTTCACAAAGAAGTCTAAAATTATTATTTTCATCTGCCAAATCGAAAATAAACGAGTCAATTTCTTCGTTCAAAAGTATCTTTTTCTTTGCTTCCAACGGGAACCATAATCCAGATTCTCTTGCGTATCCTATCTTCATGTTTTATACCTGCCTTTCTTGGTACTGCCTTATTTAGTGTTGGCAGAGAAACAGTTAAGGCTTACTGCTTTCGTGTTCGAATCACTATCCCTGCCATGTTAAGGAGAGCTTTTTTTGTTTTTTCGAGTGGTTTCGGTGGTGACTACCGCTGACTGGGGTTTTATATATACCCCCTCCCGGTCATCCAGTACGGACGCTGGCAAGTCAGCCCACCGCCCCATGGGAACCGCTGCCCTTGCCTGGTCGCTGTCTATCGGATGCCTTCGGCAGTGGTCAAGGGAATGTCAATGTCTTTAATATTTTATCTATACGACAAACACAGATTTGTCTTATAGATCTATTTATTTTTCTATACATTATGCACAATTATAATCGTTATTACTGTACATGTTGCATAATCCCATGTGTTTACTGCCTTTTGTCCGTCCATTGTGTACATTTTTACCGCTTCTATTGGTTCTCCCAGGCTTTATAGCTCCGGTTTTTCCATCTCCGGAAGCTGCAAAGCGGCTTTGTGCTTCTCTGCGATCTGCTGCGCGGTCTGCTGTGGTACGCCGTACTGCTGCGCAACTTGCACTGGTGCAGTTTCTGCCATGCCATAGGCGGCTTTTGCAACAAATATCAAATTCGCATTTGTTCCGGTCTGGTTATGTAGTCTATTAATTGCACAGTTTTTGCAAATATCAAACCATTTTTTAGCCGTGTCACCATGTGAAGAGTTTGTTCTATACACTCCATTCATCCAGTCAGTAAACGTTGTACGATTAATCCCAACTAAAAAGCTAAATACTTCTAGGGTTGGTAATACATGATATTTACTGCATAATCTCACATAAGTATTAAACATTTTATCTAATAGCTCTATATTGTCATTACTTGGCTTTTGTATATGATCTGCAATATAAAAAATCATATCTACAAAGCTATCTGATACCTCTTTCTTGTAGTTTTCGTTATCTGGTGATATACATAATACAGTATTTATATATTCATCAGCATATATATTGATATTATCTAAATAGATTTCTATATCTTGGGCTTTTACTGTATTATCTTTCATGTTATCACCTCACTTTAACACGTTAATTTGCAAATAAAAAAGAGAATGTCACCGGGTAAAGCTTATTCCCGGAAGGCTTCCGGGTGTTCGGGTACATTCTCTAAAACTCAAATTAAAAAAATATTCTGTTTTCTTTGTTGCTGATACCTTAGCACAGTTTTTAATATCTTGTCAAATTTAATTTTGCATAAAATAAAACCATCTATTTTGTTAATAATTAATAAATAATAATTTGGGTATTATATTATAATCTTTATTTATAGTTATATCTTATATATTATTATACGGTACTGTATAGCATATCTTTTAATAAACTCCAGCTTTAGGAATCTAGGAAGGGCAGAGAATAATTATATAATTATATATAATATAAGGGCGGCTACATTTTCGCAGATTTGCATAATAAAAGCCAGACCTTCCAGGAGTTTCTATCCGGCGTGATCTGGCTTGTTATGCGTGTTATTTAATTAACGATTCTGTGTACTTTCAGCCTCTGCCCTTCCTGAGTTCCGTCAGCTCTCGTTATCTGATAGCCTAAAGAAGTTTTAGAAAAATGTCAAGCGGTATTTTAAAAATATTTTTCTTGACAATTTGCCAAAAGCTGTGTTATTAAAATATTAACAGGCTCGGCGGCGGTCTGTACTCTGTCCATAGCCGCCATGAATAAGCATTTTAAAAGCCCCGGGATGATTTCCAAGGGCTTTTTCTTTTGGGTGGGGCGATTGTTCGCCCCTTTTGGTTATTCGTTTTCCTTCGTGGTTTCTTTGAGCAGTCCGGCTGAGTGCTTACGGATTTCGTTGTTCATTTCTCGGACTTCCTCAATGGTTTCGCATTTGTCTGTCGCTGTTGTGATCAACCAAGCAATAAACTGTAACTGTTTGTCTGTCATGTTCTCCATTTTTTCTCCTTTCTGTGGTTTATAAGGTTCTTTGTTCCTTACAAGTATTATTATATCTCTATTTTTAGTGATTGTCAATATTTTATTCACATATTTTAGAGATTATTTTTTCTCTATCGTTGTCTGTTTCAACATATTTTATAATATCTCTAGGTTGCATTTCAAGAACGGCACAAAGTCTATTCAAATTGTCTAAAGAAATCGTTGTGTCTCCTTTTTTAAATTTTTGCATTGTAGCCTGTCCGAAAAGCCCTGTATTTTTAGCTTTTGTGGTATTTATACCGACTTTTGCAAGCTCTTCTATAACATTAATTTTATATTGTAACATTTGTTTCCCTCCTAATCTTTTACTTTATATATAATGTAGCTTTTTTAATGCTGATTGTCAAGAATATTTTTCTCTATTTTTTGTGAATTATATGTTGACATTCTCTAATTTTAGTGATATTATAATTACATCAACAAAGGAACAAAAGAAACAAACAACCGGAACCGTCCGAACCACTCAAGCCAATGAGGACATAGGGAACGGGTCACGATTAATTGAAAAATTCTAGTTCCCAGAAAATAAAAAAGGCGGTAACGAAATGATGAACTATTACAGAGTAGAATTTATTACAAAATTGGGCGGAGAAAAAAACTGGAAAATAGACGTGGAGACAAAGAACGCAAAAGAGGCGAAAGAAAAAGTTAAAAAAATGTGGTATGAAGGCAAAAAGGAAAAAAGACATATGTTCCAAATTGAAGTAAGAAAAATAAAAGACAATGAAGAAATATTGTATCACTATTTTGTAAATTAAAAACAACAATCGACAAACTAAAAAGCCCGGTCGACTTCCAAACCAAACCGGGCACCAAACTAAAAAGAAAGGCAACCCCATTATAACAGGGGTGAGGGTGAAAAGCAATGTTAAGAACAAATTCAAAAGAAGTTATGAACAGAATTAAAAAGGTCATCATGGACAGCTACGAAGCAGCCGAGGAATATTATACATTTGACGGCTCCACAATGAAAACAGAGTACAACGATATCTGTAAAGATATTATGAACATGTTTTACATTGAAAAATTACAGTTTGATAACAGATACAAAGCCGGAAGAATTAGTAAAGCTGATTTGTTCATTGATTGGATGCAGGGCTTACCGTCAGCTTTTCCAGTTTCTAACGATATTTTTTTAAACAGTGCTGTTGATTTTCTCGGCGATCTCCTGGACGAGACAGAAACAGAAAAAGAAAAATTTACAGATGAACAGGCAGAAAAAAGAGCCGTGTATCTTCTGTACAGAGAACTTGAAAAACACGCAAAAAAGGCATAAATAACTAACTTTTATATCAATCCGGGGAACTTTCCCCGGAAGTCTTTAAAATAAAATCAGGAGGATTAAAAACATGATAAAAATTGACATGTGGTACAATGACAAAAAGGAGCAGGCAACTGGGCTTGATATCTGGTTTAATGATTTAGGGTGTTTTTACTCTGGAAATATCAAGATTTTTGGTGATATTGTAGGCGATTATTACGCCGACAGCGTGCAAGAAATTTGTAAAGCGTTCCCGCATCTGGAAGAGAAAATAAACGCTTGTTTGAATTAAATAAACAATTTCCGGGCGGGGCTTTCTCGCCTGTTTTCCTAATCAAATGGAGTTCTAAAACATGAAATATCATTATATAGCAATTTCAACACGCACAAACAATAAAAACTTTGCGTCTGTTCTTCGAGTCTCAAGCTCTGATAATTTATTATTTTCCTTGCAAATCCCCGGCATTACTTCCGCGAATATTTGCAGTACAAAAAAAGAAGCGGAAAAAGTCGTTGATTTTTGGAACAAATGTTACAAGAAAAATAAAACTTTTGGAGGGCTTTAAAATGGTAACAATCATGAAAGCCACGCAAGCGCAAACAATCACCGCCATAAAAAGCGGCGACTTCTCCGTAATTGATACGATCAATAAAAAAGCCAGAAAAGAAGCAATAGAAATTTTTGCGTCTGTTGCTGGCGGCGTTATTAAATTAGCTTATTGGGATATGTCCCCGGTAAAGCGCCGGGATTGTAAAAAGTCTGTAATGCGGTACGCCTTGCACCGATCAACCAAAAAGGCAGGCTGTTTGCAACTCTCCTGTATGGAGCTTATCGGGGGCGAGATCATCCCGACAAGCGATCAACAATTTAAGATTAATGATGATTACGACCGCCGGGAATTTTTCCGCAGTCTTCCGGGCGTTACAAAAATGACTTTTGAATAATAGGGCGTGTCTTTTTATATCCTGGCTCCCAGGGTGAAGGGAAGAAAGATAAAAAATGAGTGATAAAATATATAATAAATTAATAACACTTTCTGTTGATGAGCTAGACAATTACATAGAATTTTTAGAAAGTATTTATTCCCCGACTATTACTGGGAAAGAGATTGATAAAAAAACTATGGAATATTTAGGTATAACTGATTGATTTTTTACCGCTTTCCGGTTTCCAGTCCGGCGGCACGTTCACGGCGTGCAAGCGGTTTTTGGCATTCTGCCAGATGCACCTTGCAAAGTTAATATAATAAGTCAATCAATTAACGCGCTATTTTATCCGTAAATCGTTTTTTATGCTGTTAATGGTGATTTATGCAGCATTTGCATTTTGAGCCGCTTAAGAGCCTTTAAATCGCTTTTTAGTGCGCCACATGGTTTATTGACTGTCTGCGGCTATGGGTGTATAATAGCCTTGTATAGCTATGTTCGGATATGCTTTATTTGCGTACCGTGTAAATTGGTGCATTTTGTCCGCTTATGTGCGTAGCTTGTCCAGGCTTCCCGGTGATCTGTCACAGCTGTCCGGGCATATATCAATTAGGACTATACAACTATACTGTGATATGCTTGTATAGCGCCGTATTTGCCTTTTTAAGGTGTTTTATAATCGTAGTAAATAAAATATAGGCTAAATACGTTACAAGCCATTTAAGGCTTATTTTGCAAGAGTATTATTGCATTTTTTATCACTGCATTATATGCCATTTGCTGTTATGGCCTATTATCTGTGGGCTGTTGGTTCTGATCTTCCAGGGCTACGGCTGGCGGTTGGCTTTGCTGGTGTTCAATCGTTCCCGGCGGTGTCCCGGCTTCATCAGCTCGGCGCGGTATCGGTTCCCGGTGCTGTCCCTGGTTGGCTTGTGTAGGTGGAAAAGTCGCAACTGTTCAAGGTTTCAATAGTTGCAACTAACTTGTGAATGATTCTTAAATTTCAACATCATTTTGGAATCCGAAAATCAAGGAAATCCAGAAAAAAAGTGGCAACCATAAAAATTCTCGCATTTTCTAGTTACCACTTAATTTTTAATTTTGCACAAATATTTCTATAGCGTAAAGTTTTAAATGATTCAAAATTCACAATTTATTTAATCCTTCTTTCTTCCGTGTTCCATATCTTCTGTGGGATGATTTCTCTAAACGTTCCGTCCTCTTCATTTGGGACTTGGAAAGTTTCTTCTTTCTCTGGTAATTATCAGTCGTTGTTCCCATTCACGCTCTCCTTGTTAATCTTCTGATTCCTGGTTTCAAAATTTATAATCTCCGTGTCTGTTTCTAATTCTTCCGGGATTCTTCCAACAATGATAACTCGCAGTGGTTTCAATCTCCGTTCCATTTCCTTGAAACCAACGCAAAATTCCAACCGTGCTGCCCTACTCTTTACTCTTCCATTGGTACAACAGGCAACTGTGCTTCCCTCCGGCAGTCCATCAAAGCACCAGTCCCAACAGTATTCCGGTAATATGCTTACGTTCGGAATTACAGGAATATCGTTCAAGATCATGTAGTGAGCCAGTGCATGATTGCGGTATTTGTTCCACAAGCACATAGCCAACGGCATTCCATTCTTTCCAACCGATATGCTGAAATCTGGCATAATGACTGCATGAAAACATTTTAAATGCTTAATATACTTGTCTGGCTGATTCCATAATCTTTGAAACTGTACATCATCCACGTAGAAGTTTACATCCAGTTCCCGGTGGTTCTTAATTTTTCGGCTAAAGCTCTCCGCAAAGTCTACAGTATCTTTGCCTGGATGGATAAAAGTCTTTGGAATTTTCGGTATTCCGTACTTGCCATCAAGGTCTGCATCCGTGATTAAAAACTCTTTCATTACGTCATAAGCTGTATGTATCATTGATTCCACTCCCATTTTTTCTCTTATAGTGCTAAAA